TAGCCAGGTTTTGGCCGTAAATATCCCTGACACCCTGCGTGCATACCATGATGTAATCCGCGCCCGGGGCTAAATTGCTGGCCGGGTTAAAAGTCACCACCTTGTGTTCCGTATCAATACTAAGGACTCCGGCAATTAAGGACCCATCATCAGCCTTTAGTAAGATAAAATTAGCGGCGGTTACATCGGTAGCCTGGATGGCGTTGGCAAAGGTCCAGGTCAGGTTAGCGTCTGCCGCCACTCCGCTGGCTCCATCCACCGGACTTATTGTCACCGTCAGAGGGTCGGGGGCCGCTCCGTCTACCGCCGTAAACCAATTTGTGCCGGTTGAAGCTGTCCAATCGGGATGATCCTCATCGCCGATCTTCTGCCAGGCGTTGTCAAAGGTGCGTTTAATAAATGTCCCCTTGATTTTGGGGGTCTGAAATTTGGGCTTGTCCTCCGCGGTCTGGTACTCCTGCTCCTGCAGGGCGAATTTCCCTTTATACAGCCATACATAGCGGTAGCTGCCGTTGCTCTTTTTGGACTTGAATCCCAAAGCCACATAGGGCGCGGTGTCGGTTGACTTCTTGACCAGCACCCCGCCGGTGACACTGTGTCCCAAAAGGACCGCCTGGGTGTTGAGGTCAATATCTTTAGTCTCAAACTCCACATCGATTTCCCCCAGCGAGGTGACGGTTTCATCAGGCCCGTCGTCGCAGTACAGGGTTTCTGTGTTGCTCTTGGGACTTATTTTGGCGTTGATAGCCCCGGCTATGGCCACCGGGCTGTTATATGTCGCTGCTAAAGGCGTATCGCTAGTTAGAACCGCGTAATACAGGCTGTTTAAGCCTACTTGTACCCCTGCCATTTTTTAACCTCCTTCAACTTCCCGCTCAGTCACATACCTGAGCGCTTTGTGATATATTCCGGTATCGTCTTCATAAAGATCGGCGCTGCTAGTTCTTTTAAAGCCTAAAGATTTCATGGTTTTGTCCACCTCGGCGGCAATAGGGGAGGTGCTGGCTCCTTTTACCCACACATCCACTTGCAGGTGTACCTCCGCCACAAAAGCCGTGCCGTCTGCCCAGGCGGAATCGAAATTGGTTAACTCAAACAAAGAAACATATTTATTTAAGCCCTCCGGCGCTTTCAGCTGGTAGATATGAGGCCCGCCCAATAAAGCCAGCAGATCTGGGTTTTCCTCCAAAGCCGCCAGGACTTCCGGTTTAATGTTGATCATAGGTTAAGCCCCGCTTTCAGGGTTTGCCTGATGGTTTCCAGCACCTGTTTTTTACTTTCGGCTTTGGCCGGACCCATAAAAGGGCGGGCGGTCATCTTGGAGGTGCCGTACTCCAGAAATTTGCCATAAAAAAAGGGAGCCTTTGGCCCCACCTCAACGTATTTGCCGTTTTCATCCTGCTTTGGGTCGGAAATCACAATATTGTCTGCCAGATGCTCCTTAGTTTCAGAACTGCGAGGCGCTCTCTGGCTGGCGTATTTCTGGACGATCTTGGCCCCGGCAAAAAGGGCCTGGTTCTCTGCCGGAGCAGCTCTTTGCCCCAGTTCCTTTAGCCTATCTAAGATTTCTTCCATGCCTTCCAGGGTCATGGTATTAGCCACCGGGGATCACCTCCTTGCACAGCAGTTCAATTACGCAGTGCCGCTCATCCTTATCGATTACCGACAGAATATGAAACACCCGGGAGCCATATAGCACTCGCATTGAGGGAGTTATCCCGGTTCGGTAGCGGATTTTAATCCGGGTGGTAACCTCCGACTGCACGGCTTGGGCCTGGAAGTATTCCTTCCCCGATATGTCCGCCACCGCTGCCCAGACTGTAGCCACTGTAGTCCAGCTTTCCAGGGGGATGCCTTCTGACTTGGTGATGGTCTTGGCCTGCAAGGCAATCCGCTGCCGCATCTCACCCATTAAATCGCGCTTTTTCACAATTACCACCCTTCCCGGCGGTAGGCGAACAAGAGCCTGGTCATAAACTCAATTAATGCTTTCATGTCCGCCGCCTCCCGCAGTTCATAGAAATTGCCGATGGCATAGAGTAGGGCTTGCTTAACTGTTTCCGGCACTTCGGTAAATTCGGTTAGCGGAAACCGCAGGATATCTTGGCAGAGTTCCTCGGCGGCATTGATAAGATCGGTGATGAGCGTATTGTCCTCATCACCGTCAATTTTGAGATACAGTTTTACTTCCTCCAAAGTAACTACCAATACGCCCACCACCTTTCATTACTCAGACGCCATGAGCCCGGCGGCCTTCAGCTTGGTTAAGAGGGCGTTAAAGTCAGCCACCAGGCCAGCGATGGTTGAGGCGGTGCTGTCCGCCTGAGTCTCAGCGGGTTTAAGCTCCGCGCCCGCGAAGGTCAGCTTGCCGCCAACCGCAATCTCAAGCTCCCCGCCGATGACCGTTTTCTCCCCGCCCTGCTCGGTATAGTTTTTAACATTGCTCATAACCCACACCTACGCTTTCATCTGCAGCACTTTGATGGCTTCAGGAAGAACCAGCTTGCCGTCCACTCGCTGGGTGGCTTTAAAGCCCACCTGCCCGGTAGCCGCATAAAGCTCGTTAAGTCTTTGGAACGACCGGCCTTGCCGATCGGCGATCCAATAGTAGCCGAAATCTCCGAAAGCGATAGTTTTAGCGCCAGACGCAATTGCCGGTACATAGGCCGAGGTCTTAACCGGCCGGTTCAGGATGGTATCCGGCTGTCCGGCAGTAATTGACGGCTGCCAGATATACTGGCCGTTGCCGTCTTTCAGTTTTCTGATGGCTTTGACAGTGGAATCGTTCATCACGAATACAGCGTTTTTGCGATACGGTGATTTCAGGCTGTAAAACAGATCCATAACCTCATCCACTGTAATAGCTGTTGCTGAAGCAGCGGTTACACCTAATTCCGCCCCGCCGGTAGCATTGAAAATCCCGGTCGGCTTGCCGGTTCCGTCACCGATGAAGAAGGCTTCCTCCTCCTTGGCACCGATTCTGCGGGCAAATTCCCGGGCTATATATGACTCCAGATTAAAGACGCTGTCATTTAAAAGCTCCTCGGACACCTTGATCATGGTGGCCAGCTTGTAGGCCCCGATGGAAACCTGTCCGAAGGCATCGTCTGATTCAGGAATGGCGCCTTCTTCATCCACCCAGGAAGCGGTTCCCTTGGAGGCCACCACCGGGATTTTCCGGTCTCCTGACGAGGTAGTGATGACCTTGGCTAATTGCCGGAAGATGTTTTCCTCCTCGAGGGCTTCGACCAGAGTCCTTTCGAACTCGTCCGGCACCAGGTAGCCTCCCTCGGAATCAGTTCCCACCTGCAGCGCGTTCAGGACTTCGTAGCCCGCTGCCTTGCTGCGCATGGCGTTCCAGAAGGCTCGCTTGTACTCGTCGCTGGCCCGTCCGGTTTTATCCTCGGCGTTTGGTTGGCTGGGCCTGCCGGTAATGGGTGTATTAACAGGTTTGTTAAGTTCCGCGTCCAGTGCCTGCTGACGCTCCAGCCGGTCGATTTCTTTGCCGAGATTCACAACATCGGCTTCCATCTTTTCATAGACGGCAACGTCCTCGGCGGAAAGGAGCCCGTCCGCGCCGCGCTTGCTGTCCAGAAAGGCTTTGGCGGCATCCCAGGCCTTGGCTCTTTTCTCCCGCAGTTCTAAAATTTTGCTCATTTATAAATCCCTCCCTAAAATTTTAAGAGGCTAAGCCTCTTTTCCAGTGCGGCAATGTCTGTTTTGCTTTGTTTTTCCTTGTGCGGCAGTTTGGCTAGAAGCGAGTTGACCGCCGCCATTTTGCTGAAGATGGCTCCCTCGCTGGCCGGGGCGGCGTCGCTCTCCGGCATAAACATGATCTGGTCGGCAAAGCCCATCTCCACCGCTTTTTTGGCGTTAAACCAGCTCTCCGCGTCCATGAGATGGGAGATTTTGGCTCGGGAAAGCCCGGTTTTCAACTCATAGGCGTTGATGATGCTTTCCTTGACCTCGCTTAACATGGCGATGGCCTTTTCCATCTCCTCCGCGTCGCCATAGGCTATGGTCACGGGATTATGGATCATCATCATGGAGACTGGAGACATCAAGACTTCACTTCCCGCCATGGCAATAACCGAGGCGGCGCTGGCCGCTATCCCGTCGATTTTTACGGTGACTTTGCCCGGGTAATCCATCAGCAGGTTGTAGATCTGGCTGGCCGCAAAAACATCACCGCCCGGGGAGTTGATCCAGACGGTGATGTCACCGCTTTCACTGAATAGCTCGGTTTTAAATTGTTTAGGGGTTATCTCGTCGCCGAACCAGGTCTCCTCGGCTATGGCCCCGTCAAGGTAGAGGGTCCGGCCTTCCTGGTTCTTGACCCAGTTCCAGAATTTTTTCTTCAAGGTTTTTGACCTCCTTTCCGGCTGTATTTTTAAGGGCAAAGACGCCGGCGTCGGCCAGTTTGGTCATGTTGCCGTTGATGAGGTACAAATCGCCGCCCAATTCCTCCGGGATCCGGTTTAAATTCTCCAACTCACGAATGTCATTGGCTGACATCCAGCCGTTCTGGCGGCCGATGGCGTAGCCGTTCATCCGGCTCTGATAGTCGCCTCTGAGCAGCCCGTCCACGTTGAATTTGATGAAGAACTGCCGCTTTTCCGATGGCGATAAGAGCGCCCTTTGCATAGCCTGCTCCCAGCGCACCACCCAGGGGTCCAAGGTGTATTTCACAAACTCCAGACTCTGCTGCTCGATATTGGAAAAGCTGGACTTGTCCAGGTCGCCGATCATGTGGGGCGGTATTCTAAAAATCCGGGCGATCTCATTGAGCTGGAATTTTCGTGTCTCCAAAAACTGCGCCTGTTCCGGCGGTATGCCGATGGGCTGAAACTTCATGCCCTCTTCCAGAACCGCTACCCGGTGGGCGTTGCCGCTGCCCTGGTAGACCGCGTTCCAGCTTTCTCGGATTCGGGCCGGGTCTTTGACTACCCCGGGATGCTCTAAAACTCCGCCCGGACTGGCTCCGTTGGCAAAGAATTTACCCCCGTATTCTTCGGTGGCGATGGCCATGCCGATGGCGTTCTTGGCCATGGCGATAGGGGAGTAGCCCACCAGGCCGTCAAAGCCCAGCCCGGGAATATGCAGGACATCCTCCGGCCTTAAGATCACATACCCGGCGTCCCTTCGGTACTCGTAAAAGAGCCGCCCGTCAGTGGTCCGATCCACCGTCATCCGGTCGGGCAGCAGGGGATAAAGGGCCAGCACCTTGCCCCGCCCGTCCCTGATAATCTGGGCGTAGGCGTTGCCCCATAATAAAAGATGACTCATGAGTGTTTCTCTGAACACAAATGAAGTCATCTCCGGGTTAGGCTCGTCGTGGAGCAGGTAATACAGCTGGTGGTCTATGGCTTTTTCCTTGCCTCTGTCTGTATATTGGTATATGTGAAGCGGCAGGCTGGCTATGGTCTCCGCCAGGATCCTGACGCAGGCATATACGGCGGTGGTCTGCATGGCGGTTCTTTCATTGACGGTTTTGCCGCTGGCGGTGCCGCCGAAGAAAAAGCTGTATGTGGTGCCATACAGGCTGTTTGACGGACTGGCTCTTGACCGCATAAATCTTGATATTAACGGAATTTTCATTTCATTCCTCCCGCAAAATGGAATGAAAAAAGCACCTCTTTTCAGCAGATGCTTTGGTACAGACAATATTCTTTTAAATGTAAATTCGCATAATCCCGACACAGTAATATGCGCGCGACAAATAGCTTAGGCGCTAAAAGCTCCTACACATATTTTTCATAATCCATTGCCCCGTAAAATACACGCATAACGATCACAGTTTTATTCTTTTCATCAACAGAGTAAAGCACCACATATTTATGAACGACCAGCCTACGATATCCTTTATGCCTCAGCACCTCATTTTGCGAGTATTGACAGCGATAGGGGAAGTCGCATAAGGATAGAATCGCCTTTTCAATATCATCCAGGAGATTATCTGCGGCTTGTGGTGCAACCAGGTTGTTGGTAATGTAATAATAAATCTCATCCAAATCATGCGCGGCGGCCGGTGTTATTTTAAGCTGATATCTATCTTCCATATTTTGTCCTCAGCTTGGCAAGCACTTCCTGCCCATCTAACAATTCACCGTCTTGAACTTGTTTTTCTGCCACAGCCGTTTTTTTGTACACATCGGCCAGAGCCATCTCACGCTCGTAGGTTTCGATGCTCATTACTACCAGGTCGCCATATCCATTCTTGGTGATAAATATCGGTTCGTCTTTACTGTGGCATAATTCTGATATCTCGTTGGTATTGCGTAAGTCCGTTATTGGTCTTATTTGCGGCATTACAATCACCTCGCGTTAATTATGCCATAATAATAGCATAATTATGTACATAGTGCAAGGCGAACTAAAATTTCATAAAATCAGCAATCCTCTTTCGTCATAGACAGAAGCGCCTGTAATTCCTAGATTTCTAAGCGCCCTGTCCAATGCCATAATCAAAGCTACCGCGCCGTCAATTCGCTCAGTACTCTTTTCTTTGTCCGGTTTGATATTTCCAGCCTGGTCAGTACGGATAAAGATATTATCCATCATCCAGCGCAAAACTGGCTGGCCCCCATGGGCAAGCTTTTCTTCCAAGGTCAGCTTCATCAATTCTTTAGTCGGGGGCGACATATCCTTATAGCCCTGGCCAAACGGTACCACCGTAAAACCTAGACCTTCCAAGTTCTGAGTCATCTGCACTGCTCCCCAGCGGTCAAAGGCGATTTCCCGGATGTTGTATTGGGTACCCAGCTCCTCAATAAAGGCTTCGATAAATCCGTAATGCACCACGTTGCCCTCAGTTGTTTTCAGATATCCTTGTTGCTTCCAGATATCATAAGGGACATGATCGCGCCGAACCCGCAGATCCAGGTTTTCTTCCGGTATCCAGAAGTAGGGAAGTATATGAAACTTATCATCCTCGTCAACCGGGGGAAAAACCAACACAAAAGCTGTAATATCGGTAGTGCTGGACAGGTCAAGCCCTCCGTAACAGATCCTCCCGCGCAAACTTTCCGCATCAACCGGGAAAGCGCACCTGTCCCACTTCTCCATTGACATCCAGCGCACCGCGGCAGGAGTCCACTGACATAAGAAAAACTGCCTGAACAGCATTTCTTCGGCAGGGTTCTGTTTCGCACTCTCGCAGGCAAGCCGCAGGTATTCTTCATCCACCGTTACGCCCAAAGACGGGTTCGCCGCTCTCCACACCTGAGGATCCGTCCAGTCCGCGTCTTCAGGCGCACTGTATACTACAGGATAGAAGGTCGGGTCAACCTTCCTGCCCTCAAGAATATCCTTTGCTTTGCTGTGCACCTCATAGCAAATGCTGTTTTTATCTGATCCGGCGGTAGTGATGACAAAGTTGAGCGGCTGTTTTCTCGCCGCTCCTGACCCTTTAGTCATGACATCGTAGAGCTTCCGATTCGGTTGCCCCAAAAGCTCGTCGAATATGCAAGCATGCACATTATATCCGTATTTTGAAGCAACCTCCGACGACAAAACCTGGTAAATACTGCGGGTCGGCTCATAGATTATCCGCTTCTGCGATTCCACAATCTTTATCCTTTTCTTCAAGGCCGGGCATTGGAGTATCATGTCCAGAGCCACGGAAAACACGATTCCTGCCTGCTGCCTGTCGGTGGCGCAGCCGTATATCTCGGCGCTCTGCTCCCCATCGGCGCAAAGCATATACAGGGCGACTGCGGCTGCGAGTTCCGACTTTCCGCTCTTTTTCGGCACTTCGATAAATACGGTATTGAACTGGCGATACCCATTTTTTTTGATTACGCCGAAAACATTTCTGATCAACTCCTCCTGCCAATCGAGCAGGTAAAACGGCTGCCCAGCCCAAACCCCTTTGGTGTGTTTGAGATTTTCTATAAAAGCGACGGCATGGTCGGCCCGCTCTCTATCGTAACGGGAATCGGTAAGCATAAACCTGGTTGGATAGAATTTCTTGTTCTTTGTTTTAGCCACTGCGTTCCCGCCTTGCCGGAAAATTCAGCCTCGCAAATTCACCGAAAAGAATAGGCGCCTTCTTATCAGGATGGATCTGTTTCATGCTTCGGTCCCTCCTCTGGGCTGCGCATACCGTTTTTGAAAGCGGCGCTGCCGGTTAGCCTGGAGAGCAGAACCTTGCGTTCCTCTTTGTACTCCGGCCCGATAAAGCCCAGGCGCAGCAGGAAGCAGCGAAAGGCGTATTTTTCGTTGTCATAAGCCTTTTCGGTGGCGGTTACCCGATGCTGGTTCTTGGCCATGGCGCAGAGCGCACCGATGAAGCGGGCGTAGGCGTTGACTTCTTCCGCGGTAAGGCTGCCGGAGAACCAGGGGAAACGCAGCTTATCCCCGGTCTGTTCAATCGGCAGCCGGTCAGCGCCCAGGGCTTTCTTGATAAGGGTTTCCTTGCTCTTAACCAGCCGCTTGAGATTTTCTACAGCGGTTTCGCTGAAGCCTTCCCGGGGCAGCTCGATAACCAACTCGTCCGGCGCTTCTAACTGAAACCCGCGCTTATCAAGCTCGTTTAACAGTTCATCAATCTGTGCGCCGCCGTTTTCTTCATGGAAACAAAGGGCGCCGTCTTTGCTTACGGTAAATTTGCCGATTACGTAGGCAAAGGTCGGGACTCCCTGGTATTGCGGAGTGATACCCAGAATCTCACCGATTGTCATGGCCAGCTCTCTGCGCCTTGCGCCGGTAGCGTCAAATTTAATCTCCATGGGATCGACCACCTTTCTGTTTTGGTAGTCATATACATCGCTCTTAAGCAGTGTAATAGCAAGCCTTTACACGAGCTTTTGGGCTTTTTTGAAGGGTATTTTTTGAACCCCGCGGATAAGGAAAACATCGGTATCGGAGCCCTTAAACTCGATGTAGCGTTTCACGATAACATCGCAGAACTTCTCGTCCAGTTCCACAGTGCGGCAAATCCTGCCGGTCTGCTCACAGGCGATGAGGGTTGAGCCGCTGCCGCCAAAGGGATCCAAAACAATAGCGTTGGTCAGGCTGCTGTTAACGATCGGGTAAGCCACTAAAGCCACCGGCTTCATGGTGGGATGATGCTTGCTCTTGCTGGGCCGGTCAAAACTCCAGGTAGTGCGCTGTTTGCGGTCGGCGTACCATTTATGACCGGCGGTCGGCTTCCAGCCCACCAGGATGGGTTCGTGATTGTACTGGTAGTCGCACCGGCCCAGCACCGGTGAATTCTTAACCCAGATACAGGTCTGGTGGCAGAAGAAACCGGCTTCTGTAAAAGCGGTCCGGAAGTTGACCGTCTCGCGGTCAGCGTGAAATACATAGATACTGCCGCCATCCACCAGGTTTTCATACATGCGGCGGTAGGCCGCCAACAGGAAAGCGTGAAACTTGGCGCTTTCCATATTGTCGTTTTGGATAGTACCGGCGTTTCCTTCATAAGCGACGTTATATGGCGGGTCGGTCACCACCAGATCGGCTTTTTGGCCGTCCATGAGCAGGGTAAAGGTCTCCGCTTTGGTACTGTCCGCACAAACCAGGCGATGCGGTCCCATCAGCCATAAATCGCCCGGCCGGGAGATGGGGTTTTCAGGAGGCGGCTCATCGAACGCATCCTCCTTGATACCACCCAGCACATCATCTCTAAACAGCGCGTCTAATTCCGCCGCGTCAAAGCCGGTCAGGGAAACGTCAAAACCATCTTGGTTTAAGTCCCTTAGCAGATCAGTTAACATCGGGATGTCAAATTCGCCGGTGATCTTGTTTAAAGCCACATTCAGCGCCTTTTCCCGCTCATCATCCAGGTCGACAACCACACAGTCAATTTCCTTAACGCCAAGGGCAATTAATACTTTATAGCGCTGGTGTCCGCCGACGATGTTGCCGGTACGCCTGTTCCAGATCACCGGCTCGACATAGCCGAATTCCTCGATGCTCCGGCGCAGCTTTTCATATTCCGGATCGCCGGGCTTTAAGTCCTTGCGCGGGTTATATTTGGCCGCTTTAATTTGGGAAGCGGGTATTTTTTGAATGTTCACGGTTCTTCACCTTCATTAATTTCACTATTTATATTCTGTTAGAATTCGGATATAATAATCTTAGAATAATTTATTGGAGGCTGTCTTATGATTATTAAGTCCTCAACAACGCTTCGTAATGACTATAACGTTATTGCCCAGCTTGCCCATGAAAAAGCAGAACCGATTTATATCACCCGAAACGGTGAAGGCGATCTTGTGGTTATGAGCATAGAAGCCTTCGAACGCAGAGAGGCTATGCTTGACCTGCGCGAAAAACTCCTGCTTGCCGAACAACAGCGTCTTGCTGGAGAGCCTACCATTCCGCTCAGCGAAGCCCATAAAAGGCTGAAGGAGAAGATTAATGGAAAAGTATGACGTAGAATTACTACCTGCAGCCTATTCAGACCTGGACGAAATATTTGACTATATAATGGCTGATAATCCGCAAGCTGCCGCTGAGGCGCTTGAGCATATAATGTCGTCTTTAGCGCGGCTGGAACATTTCCCGTATTCGGGCAAACCCTTATTCGATCGTTCTTTAAGAAAGTTCAATTTTCGCATGGTCATTGTCGACTCCTATATAGCCTTTTACCGCCTCGTGGATAATAAGGTTCTGGTGTATCGCGTTTTACACGGAGCAAGGAAATATTCGCATCTTCTGAAAGATACGATAGAATGAAAAATTTTACTTATTCTCGCTATCACACGGTATTGACCGCTTTTGCCGCTTTCTTTCCAGTAAAATCCTCCCAGCGCTTAACCGTCAAATCGCAGTAAACCGGGGACAGCTCCATGGCGTAGCAGAGGCGTTCCGTCTGCTCCGCCGCGATAATGGTGGTGCCGCTGCCGGAAAAGGGCTCCAGAACAATACCGCCTTTGTCGCTGTGCATCTTGATGCAGCGCCAGGGCAGCTCCACCGGGAACATGGCCGGATGTTCTTTGTTGGCCCTGACCGTTGTCATTTCCCAGATGCCGGCGTAGCCCCATTTCTTGCGCTCCTCTTTGGTAAGCCGTTTTACAAATTTATAGCTGTGCCCGGCAAAAGCGGACAGCCACAAATATTCCTGGTCGTTGTATTCCTCGGCCTCGCCGTTCTGGCTGAAGGAGGAGATATACTCATACTGCTGCACCGGCTTGTTGGAAACCAGGTGGTATGGCCCGACGCCAAAGTTCATGCCCTGCTTCTTCCAGACGCGGATCCAGATCGGGCGGTAGCCGTTATCGGCAAACATATTGACGCTGTACACGCTGGTGGGCTCGATAAACTGGGACCCGGTGGCGTAAAGATCGCCCAGGTTCCAGCAGACTATGTTTGCGTGCCGGCATACGTTTTTTATTACCGGCTTCATGGTGGCAAGCCAGGGATCAATGCCCTTTTGCTCGTATTCCTTGCCTACCCCGTAAGGCGGAGAGGTAACCGCCACCTGGGCGCGCCGGCCTTCCATCAGCCTTTCAAAATCCGCTGCTGATGTGCTGTCCCCGCACATCAAACGGTGATTGCCTAAAAGCCAGATGTCCCCCGGCCGGGTAAGGGCGCCTTCCGCCTCGATGCGCTCCTTTTCCCGGTCCACATCGAAGTCGTCCTGCACCGCATCCTTGGCGTAAAACTTATTGAGCAGCTCGTCTATCTCTGCGGCGTCAAAACCGGTCAGGGACACGTCAAAGGCTCCGGCGTCAAGATCAGCCATCACTTCCGCCAGCTTGTTCTCGTCCCATTCGCCCTGGATTTTGTTCAGGGCGATATTTAAGGCCTTTTCCCTCTGCTCGTCTAAATCCACCACTACACAGTCGATTTCCGTATGCCCGTATTCCAGCAGAATCTTCAGGCGCTGGTGGCCTGACACCACGTTGCCGGTCCGCTTGTTCCAAACGATCAATTCCACACAGCCGAATTCCTCAATGGATCTTTTTAGTTTTTCATATTCCTTGTCCCCCGGCCTTAAATCTTTGCGAGGATTATATGCCGCGGGGTTTAATCTCTCGGCTTTTATTCTTTGTATCCGCAATTTAACCACCTTTTCTGGCTGAGAGCAGCCGCTCCATAACATCGTCATGAGGATTTGCGCCTTTGTAATCGGTTGCGCAGTTCTCCCTTACCACCTGATATATCTGATACCAGATGTTGTTGGCCTGCTTCATAAAGCTCTGGCTCATAGCCACATAGGGGGAGGGAATGGCGTTGCCGGTGGTGGGGTGCTTGGCTAAAAAGCCGAACTCGGTAATACACTCCTCACACTGGATCCAGCGGGATACGCTCATGGCGTACTGCTCCAAAAGCTGGGCGGGAATCAGGTGCGCGCACCTTCGCTCATAGAGCCACTGCCAGGTTTTTTCGTATATTTCCACCGCCAGCATTCCCTTGCCGTTTTTCTGCTTAGCGGCCAGGTACTCCCGGGGCGGGGGCATTACCTGCCCTTCCAAATCGGCGGTATCGGTAAACTCCACCACGGTAAGCCGGCGCTTGCCGGGGTTGCCTTCCAGTATCTTATCCGCCAGCGGTTTCTTCTTGTTTCCCGCCCCAATCCGCGGGCCGCCATGCCCGTTGGCCATTCCTCATCACCTGCCTTCACCAAACCATAAAAACAGGGGGCTATACCCCCTTTTGAAACCGCGAATTTTCGCGCGTGACCCGCCGCCCGTTCTCCGGGGCAGGGCTGTAGAGATTTTGACCCCCCTAGCCTTGAGTTTTCTTTGTTTCTTTGATAGTATTTAATCAAAGATTCTTTGTATGCTTTCTGTTGGATTAACATATAATACCAAAGGAGGAGTACAAGTGCCGCGAGTAAAAATTAAAGGAGAAAATCCTATGATAAAAAAACGTATCTCGGTATCTCAGAAACGCCAGATAACCATACCGATTGAGTTCTATAACAGCCTCGGCATTGACAAGGAAGTAGAATGCTATGTCCAAAACAATGCCATCGTCATCCGTCCCGTTCGGGAAAGCAGCGGCGAATTTGACGAACAGATCCTGGCCGATTTAATAGCTCAAGGGCTGTCAGGACAAGAACTGCTTGATAAGTTTAAGGAAACCCGCCGCCAAATCCGTCCCGCTGTGGAACGCTTGCTTGATGAAGCCCGTCTTGCTGCTCAGGGCCAAGCATCGAGCAAAACTTATGAAGATGTTTTTGGCCCGAAGGCAGACTGATGACCAAATTAGTCATTCTGCCTCCCGCCGCCCGCTATTTCAAAAAGCTAAAAGAGAAACCGCTGAAAGACAAATTTCAAGCCGTCATTGACCAGCTTCTGCTAGATCCCTATTTTGGTGAACCTAAAACCGGTGATCTTAGCGGCGTATATTGCTGTGATGTCTTCCACAATAAAACCAACTACGAGTTGGCCTATACCATTATTGAAGAAGATGATGAAACCGTAGTCGTGGTACTTGCGGGTACCCGCGAAAACTTCTATGAAGAACTGAAGCGGCACATGAAGTAATGATGCCAATTCTTAACCATCGCTTTGTGATATATCTCTTTACCCCCAGCGGCCGCCTTCCTTAGCTGTTATGGTTGAGTGGCAGCTAGTGCATAACGCCATGAGATTATCCGCTGCATGGGTTCCACCCCTTGACAGCGGTACAATATGGTGCACCTCCTCCGCCGGCGTGAGCCTGCCTTCCTTTTGGCACCTCTCACAGAGCGGGTGCTCACCTAGAAACCTGTCGCGGATGCGCTTCCAGCTCCTGCCGTAGTGTTTGCGAGTGGCCGGATCGCGCTCGTATTTGTTGTAATGGTCATCTATTGTTTTTTGATGTTCCTCGCAGAAGCGTCCCTCCGTCAGCTTCGGGCAGCCGGGATAGCCGCAGGGCCGTTTAGGTTTATATGGCAATATGCTCATCTCCGTTCAAGCATGAAAAAAGCCCCCGCCAGTTCATCTCGCGAGGGCTCATTTATACTTCTTTACAATACTATTTTACCACCATCGCAACTCTCTTTTTATCAACTTTACTCTCCTCTTTGCAAGACTCGATGCATTTTAGTGCTTTCTCATGCATCCTGAAGGCATATTGCAGGCTGTAACCCATATCAACCGCGATCTGCTCCCACGTCTTGAAGCAGAGATAGCGAAGTTCCAAAAGGGTCTGGTATTCCGGATTCTCAATCCTTTTAATTATCGTCACAATGTCACGTTTCAAATCCACCAGGGTATCGATGTCATGATTGATCTCGTTCTCCAGGTCAATCATCTTGCAGATGATGGTTTCCATGGAGCCGGTGTTTCTATTGGGTTTGTGGTGCATATCGGACAGGGTTGCCGTTGCCTTGGACGCCAGTTCCCTGAGGGAGGCGACCTGCTCCAGCTTGCTGTTAATGCGCTGGTCGATGCGGTAAGCCTGGGTCAGGTACTCCTTAACAGTCATTGCCGTCACCGCCTTGAAGCCAGGGCATCTTGCCGCGGTAATAAGTATCAGCGATATGCTTCTGGTAATCTTTGTCCAGGCTGGCCAGCCTGGCGTTGGCTTTTCTTAGGGATTCCGCCGCTTCCTTTGGGGTTTTAAAGAAGGAACAGTCAGATCCGGGGCATTCATAAACAGTGAGTATCCGGCAGCGGTTATGGCCGCCTAAAGCAAAACATTTATTCTCCATAAAGGCTACACCTCCAAGTTGGCGAGAATGGATTTAACCTCCTCGACGCTTGAAACCTTGTAGGCTTTGCCCTTCGCGTCTTTGATTCTTTGTATCGTTATTTCCTGGAGCTTAGTCAGTTTCCCCGACGGTTGTTTGACCTCAAAGGCGACAAACCGCCCGCTGATGCAGCAGATGATGTCAGGGAGACCGGCTGTGCCGTACATGCCGCCATGCTCTTTAAAGCAGAAGCAGTCCGGAACAGTCTTTAGATGCCGCATTATCGCGGCTACTATTTGTTTTTCGGCCATAATATCCACAGGCGTATGACCAGCGGAACCGGGATGACCGGGTAAAATAGATTCCTTATATATATTTTTATTTTTTTCTACTACATATATCTCACCATGGTTATAACGCGAAGAATAGAAAAAACCCGGTCATCTCGGTCCAAGACCCAACTGGCTCGCTTTTTCCCCGGTCATAAACCTGGTCCCAACCCGGTCAAGCCGGTCGCAACCACTCATTCCTGCTCCTTTCCTCCTTCACAAAAAACGATACCCTTCCAGGTTCTGCGTTTGGAGAGTCTATCTCTTGACCGCTTAACGCCTGGATAACTAGCCTCGATTTCTTTGTTGAAATTGGCCTGGGAGACCGGCTTCATTCCCGCGTTGCCGCAATACTCCTTGTACCTGGAAAACAGATCGTCGCGCACAGATTCTTTGTCCTCATCAAGCTCGCAGCATTCCTCCACAAAGGATAGGACACTGTTGCTCTCCACCCGGTAGCGCTTAAGCTCCGCCCTGGTGCGGTCGGTTTCACTGAACTCATAGCTGTTGGCGATAAGGCGCTTTAGACCGGCGATTGACCACATGAGTATCCCGTCGCGCTCCACCGCCAGCTTCTCCCTCAGATTGGGGTCGCGCTTGTTCTTGGGCACCGGGTTATCAAAACGGATAATAATCAGCCGGCGGTAAAACCCGTCGCTCTTATCCCCATAGTTTCTGGGTATCTCGTTGCAGGAAAACAAAAGCCTGGCATAAGGCCTGAAGGAAAACGGGTCCTTGTTTTTTCTCTCCCCGGTGATATAGTCCTCGCCGGTAAGTGCCTTGAACATACCGTTATCATCAATGTTCTTTGATGGCAGGTCGGCAAAAATATTGGCCAGCTTGCCGAAAAGCTCGGCCTTGTTGAAGCGGTCCCCCAGGCTCTGCCACGGAATGTTCGATACGTTTTCGCTCCCCAAAAGGATCTCCTGGGCTACCGAGAGCAGGGTTGACTTGCCCGCGTTGGGAGCGCCCACAAAGACAAAAGACTTCTGGGCCTTGTTTACCGGGATGAGCAGGTAGCCGAATATCTCCTGCATAAGATGGATTTCCTCATCCGGCAGGACGCTCTTTAAAAACGCTAGAAACTTCGGGCACTTGGCGTCCTCCTGGTAGGAGGCGTTGATCTGCACCGTTGAGTAATACCTGGGCGTGTGGGGTTTGAAACTGTCATCCAAAACGTTATACAGGCCGTTTTTGACATTGATAATAAAAGGGTTGCAGTTGATTTCCCTGACCGGCTTTCGAATCAGCATCCGCCACTGGCCAACCGTATCATTGATCGCTGTCATGCTGGCGTAGCGCGGGATCATAAACTCCCTGACCTTGGCCGCCGCCCACAAATCCTCGCTGGCGTTATATACCCCGTGCTCGTAGTAATAATAGCTGCCGGCCCCGTAGAAAGCGTTAACATTGGCCGCCATATAATTGGCTAAAAGCCCGGAAATAAACCTGATGCCGCCATGCTCGGTGACCTCATACCACTCCGGCAGCTCAAAGTCTGAGGTCTCGCGCTTGGTTTCCTTGCTCTCCAAGTATTTTTTCAAGATATCCTTATGCAGCGCAACCAGGGGCTTAACATCGTAGGCTTTAAAGCCAAAGTGCTCTTTTAGCTCATAGTTGATGAAGGTCTCCGCGACCACCGCGTCGACGTTATACAGGTACTCCCTAACAAAGTCCTGGGCGGTCTGGATATCATCCACCGCCGCTTTTTTGACCGGGGCTTGAGCTAAAAAGAAGCGCAGTTCCTTGACCATAAGCGGCTGGTAGCACAACGCCGCCGGGGCTTTAACCACGCAGCTCCCGTCGTCAATCCTGGGGCACTGAAAACCTTTCTCAGCGATGGTTTTGCAGGTAATGGGCTTGGTGCCGCTTTCTAAGAAATGGCGGATTTTGTTTTCGGTTTCCCGGCGCTGGTACTTAGGGTAGTCCTTTGACATCTCATGAATCAGGGTGTCGCCGCCCTCGAAAACCGCCAGGTTGGTGATCATGGCGTACCAGTCGTGCTCCGGCAGGGCGGCGGCGTTATCCCGGCAGTGCCTGATAAAGTTACAGCGCCGCGTAACCAGCGTAAGACCTTTGCGGGAGCCCTTTGGTATTGGCGCCTCTGTTCCTGTCGGTTCATCCTCGATTTCCGGCAGTACCGCTTCCAGCTCGGCCTGGGTGTACCTGAGTTCCGGGTTGAATTTGACGCATTCCACCATGACCGGCTCACCCTTGCAGTGGTAAAACCCCGGCAGACGCAGTACCCGGCTCTCGTTAACGCAGGACTTGTCCCCCTGAAACTGGGCGATTAAACGCTTTTGCACCCGGCGAAAAGAGCTGACGTCAGCGTCCTTTACCAGCCAGTAGGTATGCAGTGACTTCCGGGTCTTTACGATAAGCGACGGCTCGAGAGGAAAGGCTTTGATTCTTTCCATCTGCTCACCGAAAGACAGGTCATCACACTCCACGAACTGCGCGTTGATCCTGCTTATATCGCTGTCCTCATGGCCGCCGTAGTTGACCACAAAATAGATGCCGCGGTTCTTGGCGTTGTGCTTATTTAAAGTTTTCATCATCTTGTCGATCTGGCCGACGGTGGTTTCCAGCTTGGCCCCTTTGAAGGCGCCGGTCTTTTTATCGTCAAATATTCTGATGCAGACTGTTTCTCCCGGGTCAAAGAAGGGCCGCAGGAATTCCTCCAGGGGGATATTCAAGGCTTTAAGCATAAAGGCTCCTCCTCGCACCGGTCGTTAAAATACTTAATCGGCATGCGGCGTCTCCTAGCGTTTTCTATCTCCATGGCCATGCCGGCGCTTACCCTGGAGCCGAAAACCCACAGCTCGTCGCACCGCCTTATCAGCTGCAGGCCCAGCTCAAGCCCGGCTTCACGCTCCGCGGGAATATTGTCATCCAGAAACGCGGTAAAGATAGCGTGGGGGGCCAGGGGAACGCCCCCCATGCCGAACACGAACCGGCTGTAGCCAACGGCGCGCTGGATATTTCGCTCAATGTCTCCCCGTAACGGGGAGCAGATATATACAAAGGGCTTGTCTTTATCCAATTAAAACCCGCTCCTTTCAAGGAATAAAAGAACCCAGTTTAAGCCGTTTTGCCGTTTCTTTCAATCATCGGCAGCAGCCCTCTGCGGTTTTTCAGGAGGTCATAGAGGAACAGCCTGCCTTTCTGCGTCCAATAGGTGTGCATCCTGCTCTTTTCGGCGTCAATGGCGTGGGTCCTAGACTGGGTGTAGCCATGGTCAGCGTACTGCTGGTACAAAAGCCAGGTATCCCCCATTTTGTACTGCACCCCCAGCTCATGCAGCAGCTTGTTAAAAGCCTTGCCGGACATGCCATAGTCCTTGGCGATTTTGCTTATTGGCACCAGGCTTTTGTTTTGCAATATAAGGTCGTAGTAGGACGCTTTGGGGCGCAGCTCGCCGATAATTTGCTTATGCTGGGCGTTTTCCAACTCCAACGCTTTTCTTCTTTGGCGTTCAGCTTTAAGCTCGGAAAACAGCCTGATGCCGTAATCAGGATCGGCGAGTATTTCATCGAGCACCTTTTCGGTCGCGTACAGGCCATGTTTTCTGATGGTCGGCAGCACCTCGTCAAAGATCCAGCGTTCAAACCGCTCGGCGGCGGGAAGCTTGCTCCTGATAATCAGCCGGTAAAGGTTCCCTTCGGTAATATAGGTCTTTTCAACCACCTGCTCCGTTGAAATCCCATATTGGTTGGTAGTAAGGGAGACCCCGTCGTGTTTCACGACCCCCGCTGATTTGCAATGACGTAATATGGCATCGCGCGGGTTACTGTATCCTAAAATGCGGGCGCATTCACTGGCTGGGAAATATTCCTTGCCATCAATAACGAGCACGCCAAGCTCGCCAAACTCTGTATTCTTAAAAACCTGCAGGTTGTTGGTCATGCAAATCCTTCCTTTCATTAATCTATTTCTTTCATCTCGCCAAAACGCGCTCCAATTGAGGCTTCGGCCACAATCGGCACATCAAAAGCGGCAAAGGGCTGGGCTTCCATGCAGGCCTTGATGAATCCCACCGCCTCAGACACCTTGTCCTCCGGCAGTTCGAACACCAATTCATCATGCACCTGCAGCAAGGGTTTGAGCCACATTCGTTCTGATAAGCCCACTATGATACGTACCAGGGCCAGCTTTAAAATATCCGCCGCCGTTCCC